ACGTCGATGCCGTCCAACTGGTACACAGGCAAGCGCCGCATTCCTGATGGCCTTGATCTGGTGTTTGAATGACCGACCGCACCGGCTTCTACATCTACCCCGCCCTAGCCATCCTCGCTGGATGCGCCACGCTGGCCAAAGCAGACATGGCTCTCTACGGCGAGCCTGAAGAGCCCCTTGCTTCCGGCCAGCGCTATTTTGTGCAAGCCTTCGACCGCGCCACCACGGCTCGCAAATGCGCCCAGGTCATGGCAGAGTTTGGCTACTTCCCTTGGCCCGCAACGGCGTGCACCTTTCGCCGGACCGGAGACACGATCCCCACGATTATCCTCCCCTTGGAGGACCTAAGCCCGGTTCATAAGCACGAGGTCTACCACGTCCGCCAGTTGGACCGTGGCGAGCCTGTCGATCATAAAGGATGGAAGTGATGGGCATCAGTAGCGCAATTTCTGCCGTCGCGCCGTTCAGCTTTGCGGCGTCTGCATACACCAGCAGCCGGAACGCAAAGGCACAGAAGAAGGCTGGGCAACAGGCCGCGCGTGAAGCTGAAGCCGCGAGACGCCAGCAGGACCGAGAGTTCAACCGGCTGAACCAGAAGTCACCAAACATCGCCGCCACGATGCAGCGCAACCGTGCTGCGGGTTCTGGCGGGGTATCCGGCACGTTCCTTACGGGTCAGGGCGGCGCACCTGTCGGCGGCGGTATGCTCGGCCGCACAACGCTTTTGGGATCGTGATGCAACAGAGACACGGACGTATCCACTACGAACGCCGCTGGACGAACCTCACCGCTGAGCGGTCGAGCTGGATCACGCATTGGCAGGAATTGGGCGATCACCTGATGCCGCGTTCGGCCCGGTTCTTCAAGACAGATCGCAACAAGGGCACACGCAAGCACCAGAACATTTTCGATTCCACGGCCACGCGGGCACTGAACGTGCTGGCCGCTGGCATGATGGCTGGCATGACGAGCCCGGCCCGGCCATGGTTCCGGCTTGCCATCGAAGACCGTGACCTGATGGAATACGCCAGCGTCAAGACATGGCTGTCCGAGACGCAGCGCAGGATGCTGCACATTTTCGCCACGTCCAACACGTACATGATGCTGCACTCGGTCTATGAGGACCTCGGGTGTTTCGGCACGTCCTGCGCCATTGGCATGGATGATTTCGACAACCTGATCCATCATTACAACGCGCCGATTGGTGAGTATTGCCTTGCCACGGACTTCAAGGGCCGGGTCAATACGGTGTACCGCGAGTTCGAGAAGACGGTGGGCGAACTGGTGGGAGAGTTCGGCCTGAACAGCCTGAGCCCCACGGTTCGCAATATGTACTCCAACGGCAATTACGATGCGTGGATTCCGGTGATGCATGTCGTCGAGCCCCGGCTTGACCGCGATGTGCGCAAGAAGGACGGCTACAACAAGCGTTGGAAGTCCTGTTATTTCGAGCAGGGCCGCGAGGATGCTGGCGAGCGAATGCTACGTGAGGGTGGGTTTGATGACTTCCCAGCACTGGCTCCCCGGTGGAGACGGTCAGGCGGGGATGTGTACGGCTCCAGCCCCGGCATGGAAGCTTTGGGCGACATCAAGCAATTGCAGCACGAACAGCTCCGCAAGGCCAACGGCATCGACTACATGACCAAGCCTCCGCTTCAGGTGCCTACGAGCATGAAGGGCAGAGAGGTGGACTTCCTGCCAGGCGGCATCACTTACGCGGACCAGATCGGCCAGAACGCGGGTATCCGGTCGATGTGGGAGGTCAGGCTTGATCTCAATCACCTGCTGGAAGACATCCGCGACGTTCGGGAGCGGATCAATTCGTGCTTCAACGCGGACATGTTCCTGATGCTTTCGGGTGGGGATATGACCCGCATGACGGCAACTGAAGTCGCTGAACGCCATGAAGAAAAGCTGCTGATGCTCGGCCCTGTTCTTGAGCGCCTGCACAATGAATTGCTCAAGCCACTGATCGATAACACGTTCACGAAGATGGTTGCGGCCGGCGCCGTGCCTCCGCCCCCTCCCGAACTGGAAGGCATGGACCTCAACATCGAGTTTGTGTCTATGCTGGCACAGGCTCAAAGGGCCGTTGCGACGAACAGCATTGACCGCTTTGTCATGAACCTCGGCGCGATTGCCCAGATGAAACCCGAGGTTCTGGACAAGTTCAACGCGGATGAATGGGCTGATGCCTACTCTGACATGCTGGGTGTGGACCCTGAACTGATCGTGTCGAGCGAGCAGGTTACGATGGTTCGCCAGTCACGGGCCGAGCAGGCGCAGAAAGAGGAAATGATGGCGCAGGCCCAGATGGAGGCTGATGCTGCGGCGAAACTTGGCACGGTGAAGACCGGCGAGCGCAATGCGGCGGCTGACCTGATTGGCCAGTTCTCAGGGTATAACAGCCCGTCACCGCTGGATGTGGCTGCGTCATGACAGACCTTTCGCCGTTCGACATCCGGGAGCAACAGGAGCGGGACGCGGACAAGAGCCACGTCAACGCCGTACTCCGCAAGGAAGACGAGAACCTGTGGACCTGGATGGTATCGGGACCACAAGGGCGCAAGTTCCTCTGGAAGCTGATGCAGACGTGTGGTCACGGTGAGTCCAGTTTCCACACGAACGGGTCGCTGATGAGTTTTGCAGAAGGACGCAAATCAGTGTCTTATGACATCGAGAAGCGGATCAAGGCCTTGGCACCCAAGGACTATCTCAAGATGTTGGAGGAGAACCAATGACCGATACAAGCGCGCCCGCAGTAGCGGAGCAGCCTACACAGACGACGGCGGCGGAAGCAGGAACCACCCAATCCACCCCGGCGAATGCCAGCGAGACCTTGCTGACGGGCAAGGAGGAGACTGGCAATCAGGAAGGCCAACCGGCGACCGAGGACATCAAGGCGGAAGACAAGCCCGCTGATGAGGGCTCCGAGGCAAAGGCTGAAGTTCCCGAGGCGTATGAGTTCAAGTTTGCCGATGGGCTTGAGGTTGACCCCTCGACCCTTGGTGAGTTGAGCGATGTGGCCAAGGAGCTGAAGCTGACGCAGGAACAGGCCCAGCGCATTGCCGATCTCGGCGCGAAGCAGTCTGAACGCTGGCTACAAGCCCAGCAGGAAGTCATGCAAAAGGCTGAGGAGCAATGGCTGGAAACGGTGCAGACGGACAAGGAGATCGGCGGCGACAAGCTGAACGAGAACGTTGCCGTGGCACTGAAGGCAATCGAAACGTTCGGTTCGCCTGAGCTGAAGGCATTCCTGAAGGAAAGCCGTCTCGGCAATCATCCGGAGATGATCCGGTTTGCTTACCGTGCCGGCAAGGCCATCGCTAATGATAGCGTGGTTCCCGGTGGGCGTCATACGAACCAATCAGATGTGCTCGCCCTCATGTATCCAACAATGCAGAAAACTTAAGGAGCACTACCAATGGCTGTTCTTGATACAGCATACCCAACCCTGATGGATGTGGCGAAGACGCTCGATCCTGATGGCAAAGTCGCCAATGTCGTCAAAGTCCTGTCTCAGAAGAACGAGATTCTGGAAGACATGGTCTGGCTTGAAGGCAACCTGCCGACCGGCCACAAGACCGTAATTCAGACCGGTATTCCTGAGCCGAGCTTCAGGAAGTTCTATGGCTTCACCCAACCGACGAAGCACACCACGGCCCAAGTCACTGAGACCTGCGCCATGATGCGTGACTATTCGGTGGTTGACGCCGAACTGGCCGACCTGAACGGCAACGCTGCGGCTTATCGCAAGCAGCAGGACGAAATGAAGCTGGAAGGCTTCAACAACAAACTGGCCCGCTCGCTTTTCTACGAGAACCAGTCCACCACTCCGGAAGCGTTCAATGGGCTTTCGATGCGCTATGCATCGAAGGCTTCGGGCATTCCGAGCGGCGACAATATCATCCTGCCGTCTGGCACCACGCCAGACAACGCTGACAATGCCTCCATCTGGCTGATCGGTTGGGGTCCGGGCAAGGCGTTCGGGATCTACCCCAAGGGCTCGAAAGCCGGGTGGGACATGGAAGACAAGGGCCGCGTCACGGACACGGACAACGCCGGCGGACTTCGTGAAGTCTATCGCACCTATTACAAGTGGGATTGCGGCCTTGTGGTTGAGGACTGGCGCTATGCTGTCCGCATCCAGTACAACGCGGAAGACCTCACCGGCACGGCAGCTACGGGGCCTGACCTCATCGACCTGATGACGCAGGCGCTGGAAATTCCGCCTTCGCTCAATGAAGGCCGGTTTGCGTTCTACTGCAACCGGACGGCCCGCAGCTACTTGCGCCGCCAGATGGTTGAGAAGGTTAAGCAGTCGTCCTTGATGATGTCGGAAGTTGCTGGAAAGCATGTGCTGACCTTCGACAGCATCCCTGTCCGCCGCTGCGATGCGCTTCTCAACACCGAGACCGGCATTCCGACCTCGTAACCCCCGATGTGATGAAAGGACTAACAACATGATTATGGATGAACTTGCAGAGTTCTGTGATGCCACGGCCCTGAACACGGGCGGCGCAGGATCGTATCTTCTCGGTGACGTGTATGACACGGGCGGTGATGGGATCAACGATGTTGACGACCTCTATCTTGTGATCCAGGTCGCCACGACTGCCACGTCTGGCGGTTCGGCCACGGGGCAGTTCCATCTTGTCAGTGATGCACAGGCGGCAATTGCGGCGGATGGCTCGGCCACTTACCACTGGTCCAGCCCGGCCATTGCGGTCGCTTCGCTCACGGCAGGCACCTACATTGCCAAGATCGCTCTGCCGAAAGGTCAGTACGAGCGCTATGTGGGCATCCTGCAAACTACCGCAACAGCCGCGTTCACGGCTGGCGCAATCAATGCGTTCCTGACGCCTGCTGTGGATACGTGGAAATCGTTCCCGCAAGCGGCCGGCGCCGTGATTGACTGAGGCTGACCAATGACGACCAAGCGAGTGAAAGTGTTGGCGCGGGGCTACCTGTTTGACCGGATCGTTGAGCCCGGTGAAGAGGTGGTTGTTCCTGCCAAGCTGAAAGGCAAGTGGTTCGAGGAAGTGGACGGGCCGAAGCCCGGCCGCAAGCCGAAAGACGATACTGCTACGGAAGCGTAGTGGTTACTGGCCGGGGCGGGTGGGTTCTCCTGTGGTGTCCGCCCCGGCCTTTCATAAACGGAGAAGCGCATGACGGCCCCCATCGACATCTGCAATCTTGCGCTTTCACACATTGGCGAGCGAGGTGACATCGCCAGCATTGACCCGCCGGAGGCCAGTGTTGAGGCCCAACGGTGTGCCCAGTTCTATCCCATGACACGGAAGCTGTTGCTTGCCATGCACCCGTGGAGCTTTGCCACGAAGCGTGTCACGGCGGCAGACCTGTCGGCATCCAATACGGTGCCTGAGACATGGACCTATGCGTTTGGCCTTCCGGCTGGTGTCATCAAGATACT